CCCCGGTGCCCGGTCCCGGCGCCCCGCCCGGTGCCCGGTCGCGACCGGCGCCCCGGCGCCCCGGCGACCCTGGGGACCGGACCCTGGAGGGGCTCCAAGGCGCCCCGGCGCCCCGCGCACAGGGACCCCGGAAAAACACACGCGGGGCGGAGCGCCCCAGCCGGGCGGCAACCCCTAAGCTCTGGTCTGTTGGAGCCCCTCCCCGTCCGCCCGGCGAGGTCTATTTTTTTTACTTAGTCTGTACTTCGCTTGGTGTGGTCCGTTTGGGCCCTCGCGGAAGTCAATCCAAGTAACACTAAGTAAAAGTCCGGCCCTCGAAGAAAAGACCCCAAGTAAAGAAGCCCGTTACTTTTCTTTTCTCCGACACACAAGGCGGTGCCCGAAATCCCACAGCCGGGCGCAGGGGACCGGGCGGGCGGGGAGCCCTAGCGCTCTGGTCCGGCGGCGTAGCTAGGCGTGTGTCAGGTGCGACCGGGCCGAACCGGCCCAGTTTTACTTGTAGAAGTGCAATCTATAGTGTAGTATCTACACCAAGAGCATCTGCGGACGATGGTGCGGTCTCTTCCAATCTGCGGCGCTAGGCCGTGTTGGAAGAAAACTCCCGTAAACCCTCGCGCGCGGCGCCGCGTAGAAGAGCAAGTAAAGAGCATGTCAAAAATAGAAAGCTGCGTCGTGGCCTTTTACCTTTTCTTTTAGTTTTACTTCAGGCAAGGTTCAACCCGCTCCAAAAGCCCTGTGACTCTTCATAGGCAAGTGAGCAAGAGGACTATCGCTATGGCAACCAAAGCACCACAGAGTCGCTCTTCTACTCGGCAAGAGCAGGCTCCATCTCCAGAATCTCAAGATGTTGCGACTGTGGCAGAGGAGAGAACAGGTCTGCCTGTTCCTGTCTCTGTGACAGATGATGACGAGTTCGGTGCCCATGCTGGTGCTGGTATGGAGAACGTCACCGCAGCTGATATGCTGGTGCCGCGTCTCAGCGTCCTCCAGCAACTCTCACCGCAGCTGAACAACCGCAAGGGTGAGTATCTCGAGGGTGCCACGCAGGGCAAGATCTGCGATGTTGGTGTGGGAGAATATTGGGATAGCATCTACTTCGTGCCGTGCTATTTCGAGAAGCTTTGGCTTGAGTGGGCACCACGCTCGAGCGGCAAGGGTCTGGTCGCGATCCACAACGATCCGGCAATCTTGGAGAAGTGCACGCGCAACGAGAAGAACCAGCCGATGAACGGTCCTAATCTCGTCGCAGTGACCACGCAGATCTACGGCTTCAATCTAACGGCTGGTGCGCGACGCTCGTTCATCTCACTGGCCAGCACGCAGCTGAAGAGCAGCCGGAAGTGGATGGCGCTTGCGACCGGTGAGAAGCTGAAGCGTGCCGACGGCAGCGAGTTTCAGCCGCCGCTGTTCTACCGCTCCTATCTGCTCGACTCCACTATGACGTCCAACGCGGAGGGTGATTGGTTCCTTCTGCGTGTCCAGCGGGCAGAGTCTCTGCCAGAGTTGACGCGTTCTGACGGACCGTTCCCCAATCTAAACTGGAGAAGCATCAAGGAGGATTGTGTCAAGTTCACAGAGTCACTGCGCAAGGGTGAGGCGCGAGCCGACACATCCACGCTCGGCGAGGAGCTCCGTGCTGAGAGCGGCGCCGCAGTAGACTCTGAAGAAGGACGCATGTGATGAGCGACGGTGATCGTGAGATCGCCGGAGAGTTTGACCTGCCGAGGGAACTCCCCCCGGCAGGCGACTCTGTTCTGGCGGCGCTGCGCAAAGAGATCCAGGAGTGTGGCAGACTGACAGAGGAGGCGGAAGCTGCCGAAGCCGCAGCAAAGAAAGCAAACAAGGAGCTACTGCACAAGCGTCTGCATGTCATCCCTGATCTGATGTTGCAGATTCAGAGCGACGACTTTACTCATGCTGGTCTGCGTATCCAGCTGAAGACTCTTGTGTCTGGCGTCCTGCCGAAGGACGCCCCAAACAAGGAGGCGGCGATCAGATGGCTCGATGAGAACGACGGAGGCGGCATTATCAAGATGATGCTGTCTATGGACTTCCCACGCAGCATGCGTGAGGAGGCACTGGCTGTGCATGATATGCTCGTCGATAATGGTCAGAGCCCCATCGTCGAGACAGGTGTTCATTCACAAACACTGCAAGCCTTCGCGCGCGAGAGAATGAAGGAGGGCAAGCCGATCGACCTTGATGTTCTCGGCTTGAAGCTGTACAAGATAGCAAGTGTGGAGCCTGTGAAGGAGAAGTAGAACAAATAGAAGTGCGCGGGTTGTGAATAGACTTTGAGATAGCAACCCGCGCGCGCAAGCTTCCGCCCGGCGCCGCGTATGCCAGTGTAGCTCAACGGTAGAGCGACCGCTTTGTAAGCGGTAGGTTGTGGGTTCGAGTCCCGCCTCTGGCTGCGGAGCGCCATACTACTGATGATGGAGAAGCTTATGAGTTCCGATGACACACTCGGCAACGCCATAGAAGCTGTTGTCGCGCTGACTGGCGATGATCTCGTTGATGCCGTCGCCAACACCAAGAGAATGAAGAATCTCCTGCGCAGCGGTCTCGTTGAGCGCTGGCATACTCACGGCAGGAACCTACAGCAGAACGTCGGTGAGCACTCGTGGGGCGTCGCTCTACTCGTTCTCGCGCTGCGGCCGGATGCGTCGGCGGAGCTTCTCCGCGCGGCCATCCTGCACGACGTTCACGAGATCGACTTTGGTGATGTGCCGAACCCAACCAAGGTTCGGCACCCGATCATCTCAGCGATCGAGGACGAGTCAGAGCACGCCTTCTGGCGGGCCAATCTGCTCGCGCCGCTGCGCCTCACTGACGAGGAACGCAGACTGCTCAAGGCGTGTGATCGCCTTGAGGCGTTATTCTTTATCAGCCGTAACATGACAGAGGATCTCAGGGAGATCTCCCGTCGTATCCTTCAGGCAATTGTAGCCGTCACAGAGGAGCATGATGATGACTGACATCGAACGTATTGCGCACGAGATCAAGCTGCTCATCCAGGAGCGGGCGCGCACCATAGGCTACGCCGCAGCCATAGACGACGTTGGAGAGGCGTTCGGCCTTGCCAAGAGGTCGTTTGGCCAGACCAACAAGGGCTACGCGATGCCGCCGCGTGATCGTGAGCAGAGCCCTTACCCGGCATCGCACGAGGTGTGATGGGATGATTATCATTGGGGCCGGGATGGCGGGGCTTCTCGCAGCGAACATGCTTCGCCATCCAGATGATGTGACGGTTGTTGAAGCGGCGCCGGACATCCCCAATAACCATAGTGCGGTTCTCCGCTTCAGAACGCCAATCGTCGGTGACATGCTCGGGATTGACTTCCGCAAAGTGCGCGTGATGAAGGCGGTGCAGATGTGGGGGAATCCAGTGAGCGCTGCGCTCGCCTACTCCTACAAATGCAACGGCTTCGCGGAGCTACGGTCCATCGCCAGTGTTGACGGGCAGATGGTCGATCGCTACATCGCGCCGCCAAATCTGATCAGCTTGATGGCGCGCAACATCAACATCGTGACGAACCGTCACGTGGACAACAACGCTCTTCAGGATTGGAAGACCGCCGGCATCGCGGTTATCTCAACAGTTCCGATGGGTGCTGCGATGTCGATCCTCCGCTGGCCTCGTGATCCGCCTGAGTTCCACTATCAGCACGGTGTCAATGTGGTGTGCCAACTCAGGCAAGTTGACGCCTATGCTTCTGTATACGTGCCTGACCCTGCCTACCTCGGTAGCCGCATCTCACTCACTGGTGATGAGATGATCATTGAATGCCCCGGCGCCGACGAGGACTACCTCAAGGACCTAGAGATCATCAAGAGCTCCGTTGAGGCGATTGCAGTTGAGGCGCTGACCATGCTCGGTTTGCCGGCCAGCTGCCTTGTGTCTTTCGCTGTGAAGCCGCAACGCTATGCCAAGATCACAGCGATCGACGAGAACATTAGGAAGAGTTTCATCATGTGGGCGAGTTCCAACTACAACTTCTACTCTCTTGGCCGCTTTGCCACCTGGCGACCAGGCCTTCTGCTCGACGATGTCGTGCATGATGTGAGGGTCATACAACGGATCATCAAGGGTGACACAACACCTCGTTATGAGGCGATCAAAGGATGAGTGACAAGCTGTTCAAAGGCCTCCTTACTTCCTCTGACGGATGGTTCCGGATGGATGACGTGCAAAGGGCATCCTACGGCATATTCCCGAACCACATGTTCTCGCATTACGGCAAGCAGATCCTCGCCATCGTCGTCAAGAGGTCGTCTAACGGTGACTTCGCGCTGTCTATGGAGGCCATCCTATACGCTGAAAGCGAAGAGATAAAAGGCAGCATAATAGACAGCTACGTCGTATTCACAGATCAAGGCATGACCGAGATACTGTGCTACGAGATCGTGCGTGCTCTAGTCCCCAGGCTCCCGGCGCCGCGTCAAGGCGTCTACGGGCCGCACTGGTGGCTTGAGAAGGACTTCACTCCGGTGTTGTCCAAGGTCCTCTACAAACCCAACTACTGATGAAGGAGATTGAAAGTGAAACAAGCCAATCTCAACGAGTCCGGCATGCTCGACATGATGGACGGCGAATGGGAGTGCGCGGACAAGGATATGCGCAAGATGATGGGGATATACCCAAACTTCATGTACAGAAACCTTAAGCAGCGGCAATGGGTGCTTGCCGCTCGGCCGTCCACAAGTGGTCGAGTGGACTACTTCTTGTCGCAGAGAGGGCTGCAAACCGCGATCCTCCATCACGGTGGTCGCCACTTCGATCAGGCCTATGTCGCGCTTCTTGACTCTCGTGGTCAGGAGGTTGTCGCGCAAGACACAGCGCTTAAGATACGCAAGGCGCTCCGGTTTGACAAGCCAATCAGTGGTAAGTATGGACCCTATTGGGTGATCAACAAGAATTTCCAAGTCGTAGAGACTGTCAATCCTGCATTTCTCGACAACAGGGAGCATTTCTGATGAAGGTGACGCTCGTAGACTACACTGGCAACGGCAGCATTGATCCGTCCCGGCACGCTGCCGCGCTCCTCGTGTTCACCAAGAACACGCGGCTGACGATGAGCCCCAGCCTGCTCGGGGAGATTCATGAGTGGCCGATGAAGCGCCTGCTCGATGAACTAGAGTACATGTCCAACACCATCCCATCCTCTTGGGAGTTCGTTGACTACGTCTATATGATCGAGGGTGTGAGCCGCGCCTTCACGCATCAGATGGTGCGGACTCGCACCGCCTCCTTTGCACAGCAGACAATGCGCGTTCTCGATGTGAGTGAAGGAAAGGGCTGGGACTATCTCACAGGACCCAGCATCGAAAGCAACACTGAGCCCCGGCGCCGGGAGGTCTACGATGGCGCGATGGAGACTATCGCAGACGTCTATCGCACGCTCATCGAGCTCGGCGCTGAAGTTGAGGATGCGCGCGGAGTCCTGCCGACCAACATCCTCACCAACATCGTCGTCAAGATGAACATGCGCACCCTCGTGGAACTCATCCGCAAGCGCACCTCTCCACGCGTACAAGGGGAATACCGGCAGGTTCTGCAGAGCTTCAACGAGGAGGCTGCGCGTGTCCATCCCTGGATAAGCCTCTTCATCAATCGGGATGCTGATGCGGCTGCTCGCGAGCTCTATGCTTACTTCAAGACTCTCCCAGCAGAGGAGAAGCTCCGGCTCAGCAAGCTTCTCGACAAGGTCTATGCACGATGATCGATGAACCCGAGGGTGGCGGCCCGAGCAATGCAAACGACAACAGCATAGACAACGATGACGGTGTGCAGTGGATCGTCGTCGATCTTGACGGAACTCTAGCAGACTGCTCACACAGGATCGACTTCGCGCACGCCAAGGATTGGGACAGCTTTCACGCCGCATGTCCTGAGGACCCGGTCTTCGAAGACGTCAAGAACGCGGTCATTTCGATTCTAAGCTTCGGCGTCAATCTGAATGTGATCATCTGCACGGGCCGCAACGAGAAGTACAGGAAGCAAACCACGGATTGGCTCTCTAAGCACGGCTTCCTGCCTGATGTTCTTCTCATGCGGCCCGACAACGACTGGTCTAAGGACGGTGAGCTGAAGACCAAGTTGCTAAGCGAGCATTTCGGCTCTCTAGAGGAGGCGCAGCGCCGCGTCCTCTTCATTCTTGACGACCGGGACAGCTCCGTTGAGGGTCTGCGCAATGCAGGCTTCCCGGTCTGGCAAGTCCGCCCATCTGGCTACTGAGGAGGAATGAATGAACATCATCGGTATCAAGCCCACCCACGACGGCACCATCGCCGTTATCAAGAACGGCTGCCTGCTCGTCTCTGTAGAAGTGGAGAAGGTTGACAATGGTCCGCGCTACGCTTCTATCTCGGACCGGTCACTGCTGGACCGCATGCTCTACGAGGCACTCAGCCTCGCTTACAGAGGTGTCGTGCCGAGCGCGGTAAACTGCAAGTTGGTCGTTGATGGTTGGGTGAACAAGCGCAGCCGCCGCTACGTCCTAGATATGGCACCATACAACGACGGCGTGAGCAAACAGGACCCTATGACACCGTTCTGGTACTCTACAGAGCAGCATCGTGGGCATCTGCTGCGCAATTTGGCAAACGAGTATGTCAGCTATCACCACACCACAGACCACGTAACCGGCACCTATCTCTGTTGGCCCGGCGCCGTGGACAATAAGGACGATACCTACGTGCTGGTGTGGGACGGAACTCCCGGAGCGCGTCTATACGTGATCAACCCGGTCAACCGCAAAGTCACGTTCATCGCGCAGATCCTCTCGTTTGCGGGCTATATCTATGGAGCTCTTGGCCTCTACTTCGGACCCTACAGGCTGTCGGACTCACCGGATGAGGTGCGCGACGAGATTGAGCTTATCCGTATCACCACCAACCGAGCGGCTAAGGGCGACCGGGAATTCCCCGGCAAGCTCATGGCCTACATCGGGCTCGGCACGCGCAACAACATCGCGCTAGAGGCGACACACTCGCTCTATCAACAGATGCAGCGGGAGGGCAAGCTCCTGCCGGAGTGGGAGATCGACGGTGAGGACCCACTTGCTGAGAAGGTCATGCACGAGTTCATGTTCCGCTTCGCAAGGCTGATGAAGGACTGCGGTCTTGACGACCCTAGCGCGTTGCTCACCTATCACCGCTTCATCGAGGAGCTGATGATAGACGGCTTGAAGCTTGTCATGACGGAAGGGGAGAATCTTCTCTTCACAGGTGGCTGCGCTCTAAACATCAAATGGAATTCCGCCTTGCGCAACTGTGGGCACTTCAACGATGTCTGGGTGCCACCGTTCCCCAATGACACAGGGTCTGCGCTCGGCGCCGCAGCAACGGAAGCGTGGTTGAGCGACGGCATCAACGCTCTAGACTGGACCGTCTTCTGCGGCCCGCGCCTCAAAGGTGTCGGTCTCGGCTACCCTGGTTGGGTGACCAAGCCAGACACGATCTCCGACGTTGCGCGGCGGCTCGCCGACTTCCCCGAAGAGCCAATCCTGTTTCTGGTTGGCCGCTCTGAGATCGGACCACGCGCCCTCGGCCAGCGCAGCATCCTTGCCAGCGTCAATAGCAAGGAGATGAAGAGCGTGCTCAACCGCATGAAGCGGCGTGAAGAGTTCCGGCCTGTATCTCCGATCTGCTTAGAGGAGGAGGCTCCGGACTGGTTCTCTCCGGGGACGCCGGACCCCTATATGCTGTTCGAGCATATGGCCATCGCGCGCAAAGCCGCGAGCATCCCTGCCGTCGTCCACATTGACGGGTCTGCTCGGCTTCAGACAGTCGGGAGGGGCATTGATTCGTCGCCAATCGTCCGTGGTCTTTTGGAGGAGTACAACCGGCTAACGGGCATCCCTATGCTCTGTAACACCTCTGCCAACTACAACGGCAGCGGCTTCTTCCCTGACGTTGCTTCCGCCCTTCTCTGGGCGCGCGGCGCCGGGATAAGATACGTCTACACAGACAACGACGAGAGAGGCAGCGACCACATCAGCATGGCCTACCAGCTTGTAGAAGGCTGGACGCCTCGTGTGAACGAGGCACGCAAGTGAACATGCATGACGCAATGGTGAGCGCGCTGGACAAGGCGCGTGCCACCTTCAAGGCACGTAACGCTGCGTATTCACAAGGCCAGGACTTCGGTTTTGAGAAGCACGCAGCGATGCTGATGGCGCTCTTCCCAGAAGGGTTGACCATCAAAGACACAAAGCAGATGGCCCGGTTCATCCTATTTGTGATGGTGACGGTCAAGGTCGCACGCTATGCAGAGCATATGCCGACGCAAGGCCATGAGGACTCTGCGCATGACCTTGGTGTCTATGCGTTGCTTATGGAGGCCTACGATGCGGTGATGACGGACAGGGAGGGGAATCGATGAGCTACCTTGTGACAGGCGGAGAAAGCGGCTTGGGCGCCGAGGTCATCCGGCAACTTCGAGAAATGGGTGAGACAGCAATCAATCTACCAGGCTCCGTCATGCTGAGCGGCAAGGACGCAATCCACTCGGCGATCAGGTCCATGCCGAACATCCGCTACGTGATCAACAACTTCGGGATCAATCATCTGTCGTGGATTGGTGAGACACCCGAGGAGGATGAGGACATCGTCCAAGTCAATCTGCTCGGCCCGTATTGGGTTGTCAACGCGCTCATGGAGAAAGGAGATGTCTGCCGGGCTCTAAACGTCGCCAGCGCCACCTACCGCATTCCACAGCGCACGACGAGCCTCTACTGCGCGAGCAAGGCTGGCCTCGTGCATATGACGCGCGTGATGGCGCGTGAGCTTGCACATCACGGCTGGGTTGTCAACGCCATCGCTCCTGGCCCTATAGAGGGCACAACGATGACGCGGATGGTCAACGAGCAAGTTGAGGAGCTCCGCGGATGGACGCGCCTTGAAGCGGAGGCCTACGAGCGAAAGCTTATACCAATGGGGCGCCGCACAACTGTCACGGAGGTCGCAGCGGCGATCATCGCGATCCTCGATCTGCCGGAGTACGTCAACGGAGCCTGTATTGATATGACGGGTGGTGCGTGATGCCGAACACACAGCCAAGCAAGCCACCCCGCCCGCCCGGCGCCGGGGGGCGAAGCGTCCCTGACCGCCTTCAGGCTCTGGGCGATCTGTTCGCCGAACGGAACGCGCTCTACCGGGACTCGTGGCATGAGACAGGCGCGGTCATGGATGCCTTCTTCCCCTACGGGCTGGCCCTTCAATCACCTGAGGACTTTGGAAGGTTCGTCATTCTTCAGCAGATGATTGGCAAGCTGCATCGCTACGCTCTTATGTTCGACAGGGGCGGGCATGTGGACTCTCTGGATGATCTCGCTGTGTATGCGCAGATGCTTCAGGAGTTAGACGGAACCATAAACAAGGAGAACGACATGAGCATCGACTTTGGAGACGACAACCCTGATCATGGTGGCTACCGACCGGTGAAGGGTGAGAACCCGTCCGCGCGTCCGGCATCCGTGCCAAATCAGCCGAGCAGCGTTCAGCCGCCGACTATGCAGGACCAGAAGGGCAACTCCTACAGCAGCGTGCGTGACAGGCTGCTTACCGACCCAGATCTCCAGCGGCAGGTGATCGCGGCTGGCAATCTCCTAAGTGCGGTGTGCTACAATCTGTCGGTGGAAGCTGGTTGGTGGTCAAACAACTCGGCGGACAACCCGTTGATCGTGCCAACGAAGATCACCCTCACCCACAGCGAGCTCAGTGAGGCGATGGAAGGGCACAGGATCGACGCCGACGATCAACACCTCCCGCACCGCAAATCCGTCGATGTGGAGCTCGCGGACGCTGTCATCCGAATTGCCGATCTGTGCGGACATCTCAAATCGCAACTCGGGAACGTGGTCCTGGAGAAGCTCGTATACAACCAGACCAGACGAGACCATCAAATAGATGTGCGCGCTAAGGTCGGAGGCAAGCGATACTAGCCAACGGGCCGGGCGCAGCGATGCGCCCGGTAGCCCGAGAAAAGGAGGAGACTATGATCACCAGCACGATGGACAACGAGAACGATTTTTACCTCCCCTCGCCAACAGACGATTTAACCGATGAGGAGTTCATAACATACTGCGACGCACACTCAGACATGCCACGCTGCGGTATGACTCCGGCCCAGACCCACCGGCTCCTAATGATTGCCGGGATGCATGGCTCTGCAGAACAGTATCTCTATATGCCTCCGACCGTTCTAAAGCACGTAAGCAAGGCGATCAAGGGCATCATCACAGACATCTACGCGCGGCGCCGAGGAGATGGCAAT